TCATTCTACTCACCGATAGCGATGATCCGGGGCGTCACCTGCGAGCTGATCTGGCACAGATTCTTGGCGCCGCCAATTGCTATTGGATAGAGCTTCCTGATAGCATTAAGGACGTGAACGATCTGTTAATTGAGTTTGGCGCAGAAAAGACACACTCCTATCTCCTCGAGGCGGTGAAAGAATTTCCCCTTAACGGGGTATACCGGCTTTCCCAAATCCCCGAGCCCCCAGTGATGACGCTATGGAAGGGTTGGCCTGAATGGGAAAACAAGCTCCACCTCTCTCCAACGTGCCTGTCTGTGCTGTCGGGATGGCCTGGACACGGCAAATCCCACCTCAGTCAGCAGCTCTGGGCGCAGATCGTCCGGCAATACGATACTCGCGTTGCGATCATGTCCATGGAAACTCGGGAAAAGCCATTCGTGCGCCGCAACCTCCGATCCGCCTACTGGTCGAAGCTGGAAATGGACATGACAGAACAGGAAAAGAAAGAGGCAGACGATTGGATCGAGGAACACTTTCTATTTCTGCACCATCCTCGTAATGCCCCGCATTTTAACTGGATTTGCGACATCATCAACGACTGCCATGCACGCCATGGCATTAGCGCGGTGAGTCTAGATCCTTGGAATATGATCGTGCCTTCGTTCAACAAGATGGAAAAGACAGAAACGGCCTGGATCGGCGAGTGTTTAGATGCTTGCACCTACATCGCCAAGGCTTGCAGTCTGCATCTTCAGATTATTGCCCATCCGGCCAAGCCGATGGGCACCGGCGTGAGAGAGCCGATCACCTATTCGAGTATCGCCGGCAGCCAGCACTGGGCCAACAAGGCTGATCAGGTGCTGTCCATTCACCGCGATACGTTCCAAGATTCTGACGGACGCCGGAACACCGAAGCGCGGCTCATCGTCCACAAGAGTCGCTACGAGGAACTCGGCTACCCTTGTGAAATCTCCATGAAGCTCGCCCTGGATACGGGGTGCTTCAGATGTACGGAATATGATTCAGGCGGCTGGAAAGGGCGCGCGTAGCCGCATGGCATCGGACATCTTCGGCGATGCTGCCCAGGCGATCAAGGATCGAGCCAGCCGTCACGGCGATCCCTATCTCACCCATCAACGGATTGCGGATCTGTGGTCAGCGTATCTAGGGCGGGGCCTGTCCCCAGCGGATGTGGTGCGGATGATGATTCTGCTGAAGATCGCACGATCCCAAGAGGGCAATGAGAAAGAGCCAGATCATGCGACGGACATGGCTGGATACGCGGCTCTCTTACAGGATTTAGTCTAAAAAACAGCCCGCCTTGGTGGGGCGGGCTGAGTTAAAGGGAGGACGGTCACGAAAGTGACCGAGCCCCTTTTATTCTGATGATCTCTTGAACTCAAGCAGATTTCGTTGCGGGGAGTGTTTCACGTGTAACGCCACTCTTGTCGATGCGTAGCGTTTGCTTCCGATTGCTGCGCCCGACATGTGAGACGTGAACCCATCCAGACGACGATTCACCGCTGTAGTATTCAAGAATCAACTGGTCAAAATCTAGGTTCGCGGAAACCCAATAATAGATCTCAAGATTATCAACGCCGGGAATCTCGATATCCGCCGCTTCGCCCTTGATGTGCTGGCTCGTAGCTCGGCTCCCAATGGCCTTGTTAACCGCTAAGGCCCGGAAGCCGCTGGTCACAATGACGGGGCGATCATAATGCTCACGAATCGGCTCAAGCACCTGTTCGCATAAGGCGCGCAGCGATGCTATGCCATCAGAGTCAGGATCATTATCCAGTCCTAAGCGCAACGCGGTCTGGGATTTGGTCATTTCACCAAGAGTGAAGTGGGGAGTGATTCTCACTTGCTGCTCTTCATGTTCTCACGCGCTACGCCGCGCCACTTCTCCGCCGATCTCATTCCCCCGAGGCCCAGCAGAGCCATCGTGAGAGGAAATAAGCCTTCAGTCGGGATAGCGGGGATGGGCGTCTCCGGTGCCCACAGCGCAACGCCCCACACGGCTAGGGGATGCCCGATGAACTGCCAAGCCAGAGCGATGGCACAAATCCATAGGATGCTAGGGCGTGCGCCGGCGACAAAAATTGAGGGATGCTTGGCGGCCTCGATATTCGCCTGGGCCTGAGCCAGCATCCCTTTGGCCTCTGCATCGACCAGAGACTTCTCCATCTCGGCCTTGACCTTGGCCTGGAGATTCTTGTCGGGAACGAGCCGATCAATAACTGTGTCGGCTACTGGAAGAATCGCCCCCAACAGGCCGGAAAGCATAGCTATTTCTTGCGCTCTTTCAAAAGGGCGCCGACAACGCCCAAGGCGAGAGCAATCACGATGACCCAGAACTGATCTGTGATTATAGCAACAGCAGCAGCAATCGCAGCCGCTGCCGCCCACGTACTCGGCTCTTTGAGACGTTCCTCAATGTACTTCATCCTAGCTTCCTTAATGTTTTTGCCAAATTCGCCCGACGTTTGGTGGTGGCGCTAAACTTTGATCCCTTTGCCAGCACCTTGTTGGCGAATTGATTGGTGGAAAGATTCTTGCCCTTATGCGCTCGGTTGTAGCGATCTCTTTGAGCAGTAAAGGCTCCGGGCTTTTTGATCGCGCCTTGAATCCAGTTTTTCTTTGCCATCAGAACGATCCTAGCTGTGAGAACAGGGAGCCGGGGCCGGTAATGCCGTTTGATTCCCCGAAGGCGGCTGCTGCCTCATTGATGTTGGTGTGATCGGCGCCTGCGCCGTCCCAAGCAACCTCATCCCATGCGGCAACGCCCCACGTCGCGCCCAGCGCGGCGTTGAAATACAACATGATGCGCTCATTTATCGTTCCGGTGGTAAACCCGTTTGCGTCCGCCATCGCCAGCCAATCTCCGTCGACCGTGAGCGCCGTGCCGGTAGCAGCGCGGCAAGTCGCCTGGCGTGCCTCCTGGTTGGTGCTCACGGTGTAAACGTACCCATGGAGCTGAAGTTGTCCGCGCTCTGGTCAGCCGCCAGTGCCTGCATGGCATCTTCGAGATTGGTATGGGACGTGGACAAGAGGGTATTGATGTAGCTCAACAGCCGCTCGTTGTATGTCCCCGCTGGGGCAGACCGCGCTGTAAACAACGCCAGCCAGTCCTCGTTGTGCGTCCCCGTGGTCGAGGTCACCGCCCGGATAGACGTTTGGCGTGCTTCCTGATTCGTTGCCATGGGCTACGCCTTGCGGAGTTTCATTCCGAAAGTGCCAGGCTTATCTGCCCCACGCTTCACACGCCAGCCCTTTGAACGGAATCCCAACTCGTTGCCGGCGCGGATATCAAGACCGCCTGGGTAAGTCTCGGCTTTCTGGATGCCCTTATACGCGCCCATTTGCGCCCGAGTCATCGGGCCGGGAAATCCCTTACTGTTCTTTGCCATCGTCGTCCTCCTTTTCGGACAGAATGATATTCATGGAAAAGCTGCGCCGTTCACCCTCGGTGCGGAAAGGATAAACCGTATGGTACATGTCAGCGGGGAAGATAAAGAAATCGCTAACCTTTGGGCGGACCATAAAGCTGGCGCGATTCAGAAACGTAGGACTGCCGTGCATGAACTCGACATGGCCCTGGGCCGGGTAGTGATCCTGATCTTCCTCGTTCCATTCTTGTTCGATGCCCTCGGGCATCTGGAGATATCCGATACACGATAGCTCCGCGTTGGTATGCAGGTGGATGGGGTTGAAGTCGCCCGGTCCCTGCCGCACATACCATGCGCTCTGGATCGTGACTTGCGGCCTGACATCGTCTGCAATCGGACGACAATATCGAGACGCATAATTTGACACATAGCGCAGCGCCGCATGGGTGAAGAACATCTTGTGGGGCTCCAGAACCTCCGTAGGAATCAGGCGCTCTTCGTTTACCTTGCCAACGAGATGGCCTGACCAATCGGGCCCATTCGTGCCGCTATCGATATCGTCATTGAACGCCTTGACGACTTCATCGGGCATTGTGGCGTGGCCGAGCGCTGGGCCAAACGGACGGAGGCAGACCAGATCATTAGAATCCACGATAATGGGTGCCTCGTGATAAACCAGGTGCTCCAGGTTAATCATCGCCCATACCCCGTCTCATAACTCATTGAATGATAATGGAAATTAGCATCAGCATCGTCGCCCCGGCTGTTGTAATTAAAATAGCCTCAAGTCGGCGGAGCCTGGAATTTTGCTGGCGTGTTTGAACGGAACAGGACACCACATGCTGACGAACTTCCAGCAATAGATCATCTATTCTGGAGTGAGCCCCACTGATCGTGCGATCTTTGTCAGCCATATTAACTGCCCGGAAGCCGTCTACTTCTTCTAGCGTATCAAGTTCTGATGGGTCATTGCCCTGCGAGGCGAGCGGCCTCGCGCTCACGGCGATTCATGTAGTGTGGCGCGGCCTTGGCCGAATTTATAAGGCCAGCCGCTGAGGCAGGCATTGTAGATGTGCCGGGGTCGGCGGTGAGCCTGGCCGTTTCCGCGCGGGCCATACGCTTGCTGCAATTATTTATCTTGCCTCTTATGGCCCAGACGAGCCACCCAAGGACGGTATTGGGCTCCAGATCACCCGAGTCGAAAAGATCGTTCTCCATCGCAAGCAATTTATGGTCGTCCACAATTTCGGTGTGCGTCACGCCTTTGTACTCGATAGTTATTTTCAACATCTTACTTTCCTATGAAAAGAGAACAATAGAGACAGTATTGGCGAGTGCTGCTGAACCGTCAAAATCAACGACCTTTGTTCCGTTAGAGACTTGTCCGGTGACGGTGAGGGTGTCGGAGGCGTCCATATCCATGAATACAGCGCCATTTCCCCGCCAACTTCCACTAAGACTGGAACTATACGGGTTTGCGTAGATGAAATAAGCGCTTCGATTGCTTGCCACAATCTGGTGATTAGCCTTCGTTTCTGCCGACGTGATGCCATTCCATTGAGCCAGAACTGTGACAAGATAAGTACCGGTGACTGGTGCCGTAAATGTGCTCACGCCATCCCAATCAGCATTTTGATCCTTGATCTCCGTCCCATATATGCCAGTGTAAACTGTCCCATCGCCGGTGACGTTATCGATCGTCGCTGCGTTATTGGCCAGGACGCACGGCTGCGTGGGCATGGTCATGTGCCCATTGGCATCGAAAAGCATCCGTTGGACGCCTTGCGTGGCAACGGCTATCGAATTGGCCGCCGGGAAATAAATTCCCGTATCGGTATCGCCAGTGTTCGACAGAGCGGGCGCAGAAACAGCCCCATCAGGCAAGTAGAGCGGATTAGCCACCGTCGCGCTGGTGCCGTCGAAGGTGAAATTGGCGCTCCCCGCAAAGGCGCTGGAGGAGTTGTATTGCACCTGGGTGTCGGAGCCGCCGGGACTGGTGGTGGGAGTAGAGGCAAGCTGGCTCGTCATCTGGAAACTAGTGCCGTCATAGACCACGGTCACGATGGAACCGGACTCGATGTCGCCGGACGCAATGTCCTGATCGTTCTGCTTCTTGATCGCCTTGGTGCCCAGAGTGTTGACGTTTAGCGTCGAAGCCGTGGTGGAGGCGGCTGCCGCCTTGAAGGTAATCCGCTGGCCCGCTGCATAGGCGGTGATGGCCGGGCTGAGAGCTATGACATAGGCATTAGCCGTGCCGGTGTCGGTTGCCTGGAAGGCTGGGCCGTTGCTCTGAATCTGGTTAACGGTCGCCGCGTCGGTCTTCGCCGTGCCGTCCGCGACAAGCGTCAGGCGGTTGCTGCCAATGTCGAGATTGCCAGTCGCAGCGTTGCTACCACTCTTTTCCAGGGTAGCGTTGATACCATCGGCCAAGTCCTGATCATGGGTGTCATGGCGCGTGGCGAGGATTTTGGTCCCAGCATCGCGGTCCTGAACCCACAGGGTAGACCCCGTGTGGACGCCGTTCGTCCGCGTGAAAGTTCCGCCACTCCAGGGCATTATTCAGTCTCCTCTTCAGATGATCGCCCTATATCAGCGGCAAGAGCAGCACTAATTCCGCGTAAGAAATCAGAATCCCACCTTGCTCTTCCAGGGCCAGGAGAGCGCCTATGCCGCCCTCTAACAATTCTTGAAAATGCAGGGCTTGTTAATAATCTACCAAACCCACCGATTAACGCTACTTTATGGAGCATCCCAGGAAGCGCACTCAATCCCTGAGTAGCCAGAGCCGTTGGCGATACCGCCTCCGCTGCCATAAGACTTGTGCCCGCATCCTGTATCTGAGACTTACTGAGTCCAGAAGATACTTCTATATATCGACTCAAGTCCTTGATATTTTGCAGTTGATCGCTTGTCCATAATGCTCCTTCACGGAAAAGGCCGGAATCATCCATTTTAGAATAATTACTAAGAAATGTTGCGGGATCAAAGCTATCTCTGACTATAGCTGATTCCGCCATCCCATCTAAAACTGTTTGCCTGATTAAATCTATTGATTCTGGGTGCGAGCTAATTGTCTCGATAAAATCTTCTGTTTGACGGGGAGTTGCTCCTAATAAGAACTGTGTTAGCCCTTTTCTCTGGTTGGTATTATCAGCAAATCTCTGGGTAAGATCCGCACCTAATGTTCTAATTCTCTCAAAATCGTCAACAATTCCCCTGATGTTATCCAAGTCTGGTTTGCTGAAAAGAGTTTTTAGAACATCTCTGTCCATCGTTTTGAGAAGATCGGGCTTGTGAAAAATCTCTCTAGCCGCGAAGTTGGAGATGTCCATGAATCGGATTCCCGGCAGAACAGCCTTCAAATCCTCCAGA